TTAACAACACCACCACCTAAAGGTACTTCAGATGAAGAGTTATTAGAAGAGTATCTATCTAAATATTTACATGGACCTAAAGCTGGAACTTATGCAGCATTTAAAACAGGTGCTGTATTGATAGAAGATAGTCATGCATATTTTGTTTATTCCAGTTTCTTTGATTCTTTAAAAAATAAAGAATGGAAGATGGATAGAAAAATAACTGCAGAACAAATGACAAAATTATTTGATGCAAAGTTTGGTGTAAGTAAAAGATTTCCAAAGAAAGATGGGGATACTAATTCTTATAATCCAATTAATGTAACGGTAGTATCATTAGATAAGTTTCCAGAGTTATTATCAGACGAACAACCTAAACCTGAGATAGTAAAAACTAAATCTAAGGAGCAGATATTCTAATGATTAAAAAAATATTTGGTCCTCCAGGTACAGGTAAAACAACTACATTATTAAATTTAGTTGATGAATACATTAAAAAAGGAACCGACCTAAACAGAATAGGTTATTTTGCTTTTACTAGAAAAGCAGCTAATGAAGCTAGAGATAGAATGTTAGAGAGAAATCCTGAGCTAGATAAAAAAGATTTAAGACATTTTCAAACTCTACATTCTTTTGCTTTTCATACATTGGGTATGAGCGAAGAGTCTGTATTACAACCAGTTCATTACGAACAAATAGGTAAAGAATTAAATTTAAGAGTGACGGACACTGGAGATGAGTCTGGTTATTTAAATTTTAATAGTGAGTATTTTAAACTTATCAATAAAGCAAAAGTAAAAAACATTTCTCCTGAAGAAGAATTTAATACTAATGAATGGAGTAATGAAATTGATTATGAAACTTTAGGACATATTTATTTAAATTATAATCATTTTAAAGGTGATAACCTTTATGATTTTAATGACATGATTACAAAGTTTGTAAATGAAAAAGAAAAATGTAAAGAGTTTGATGTAGTGTTTATAGACGAAGCTCAAGATTTATCTCCAATACAATGGATGATGTATGATGTATTAAAAGAAAAATCAAAAGATATTTATTTAGCTGGTGATGATGATCAAGCAATCTTTGCCTGGGCTGGAGCTGATGTTAAAAGATTTTTAAATGAACCTGCAGAAGAAGTGGTATTACCTTATTCAAATCGTGTACCAAAAAATATACAAGAATTATCTAATGTTATTGTAAGTAGAATACAAACAAGAAAAGAAAAACAATACTTTCCAAAAAAAGGATCACCGGGAAATGTAGAATTTATTTACAATATTGAACACATTGATTTAACAAAAGATAATTGGTTAATACTAACTAGAACAACTTATAGGTCTGATGAAATATCAAAACAATTAAGATCTAATAATTTATATTTCAAAGATAGGTATGGTAAGAGTTACAATACAAGACTCTATAAAGCGATATTAAATTTTAGTGAACTGTGTAAAGGTAATACAATTACTTTAGCTGATGCAAAAGAATTACATGAGTTTTTACCAGACAATCCATTTTTTAAAATTAAAGACTCCAAAACATATTATAGCATGGATGATTTTGGTTATGGTAAAGATGCTCTTTGGTATAATTTATTTACAAGAGCTGACCAAGAAGAATGTTTTTATATAAGAACAATGTTATCTAATGGTGATAAATTATCACAACCACCAAGAATAGAAGTATCAACTATTCATGCAGCAAAAGGTGGTGAGTGTGAGAATGTTATTTTAGTTTTAGATAACGCTAGAAAAATTAGGCAATCTGTAGAAAATAATATTGATAAAGCAGATGAAGAACATAGAGTTTGGTATGTTGGCTCAACTAGAGCTAAAGAAAGCCTATACTTATTAAAACCAAAGAAGGAACGTTATGGTTACTCTTTGTAGTTTTAAACAGAACGGGATAGAAGGGTATGTTGTCTCCTGGAGAGTGGCAGCTTCAGGCCTTAACGGGCATAGTTGGTTCGGGGCCTTCGACTCCCAGATATTTTTTAGACCCGTTAAATCAACAACTGCCACAAAACAAAGGAGAAAAATATGACAGATAAAAAAATGTTTGAGGAAATATTTCCTCAAGATAAACAGATAGGCGGGAGTCACTATAAAGACTTTCACATTCAACCTTATGAGTTTATTTCAAAAAATAATCTCTCATTTTTTCAAGGGAACGTTATAAAATATGTGTGTAGGTACTTGAATAAAAATGGAATTGAAGATATAGATAAGATAATTCATTATTGTGAATTAGAAAAAAAGAAATTGAAAGATATGGGTCATGACAAAAGAAAAAGGTAGAAAATACGATGGTAGATCAAGACCAACTAACGATGTTTATAAACAACGTTGGGAAGAAATTTTTGGTAAAAAGAAACAAGAAGAACTAGATAAAGACGATCAAGAATATTTAGATTCATTAAAGGATAAAATATAATGGTTACTCATACAAATTACTTTGATTATTATCCAAAAGATATTCCAACTTGTGATGAAACTCACGGTGAAAATGAATTAAAAATTATATCGGAGCTTAATGAAATAGTCAATGGACCTGTAGAAGGTAACTATTGTTTTATACATCAAACTGTTATTAATAAAGATTCTGTTCCAATAAAAGAAAGATCATGGAAAAGAGAATATTTAAGAAAAGCAATTAAGAATTCAAAGATTGGTTTAGAAATAGGCTTTAATGCTGGTCATAGTTCTGCTATAATGCTTGCCACAAATCCTAATTTAAAATTAGTTACCATCGATATCTGTACCAATCCATATGTAGAAAAATGTGCACAACATTTAAGTAATATTTATAAAGATAGATTTTATTTTTATAAAGGTAGTAGCCAACAGATATTAAAGAATAAAAAATCTAGTGTTGATTTTGATTTCATTCATGTAGATGGTGGACATGGTATTGCAGATTTTTATTTTGATATTGATTGGTCAGAAAAAAATTTAAAACCTGGAGGAAGATTATTAATTGATGATGCTTATCTACCAGACTATCTAAAGTATCTTGCATACAAAGAACAACAAGAAATATTTAAACAAATAAATCCAGAAGGTATGCCTTCTTCAGGAGAAAATATATTAGTGGAGAAGATATGAAAGTACCAATGTTTACAGCACAAACAGAATGGATAGAACCAGAAGAGTTTCCTGACTTAAGATCTTATGATGAGATTGCAGTTGACTTAGAAACAAGAGATCCAGATTTAAAGACAATGGGATCTGGTTCCGTTATAGGTAATGGTGAAGTTGTGGGTATTGCTGTAGCTGTTGTAGGTAGAAAATTTTATTTTCCAATTGCTCATGGATCAGGGAGCAACATGGATCGTAAAAAAGTATTAGCATGGTTTGCAGATACTATGGCAACTCATGCCATAAAAGTATTTCATAATGCAATGTATGACGTATGTTGGATTAGAAATTTAGGTATAAAAATCAATGGTTTAATTGTAGATACCATGATTGCAGCAAGTTTGATTGATGAAAATAAATTTGCCTATTCATTAAATGCATTGTCCTGGGAGTATTTAGGTCATGGTAAAAATGAAGCTGCATTAACTGAAGAAGCAAAGTCAAGAGGTTTAGATCCAAAAGCAGATATGTGGAAATTACCACCAATGTATGTTGGAGCTTATGCAGAAAAAGATGCTGAACTTACATTAGAGTTATGGCAAAAATTTAAAACAGAAATACTAAATCAAGACATAGAATCTATTTTTAATTTAGAAACAGATTTATTTCCATGTCTAGTGGATATGAGATTTAAAGGTGTAAGAGTAGATGCAGATAGAGCTGGACAATTAAAAACTCAACTGCAATCTCAAGAAGAACAATTATTATTAGAAGTACAAAAAGAAACGGGTATTGAACCACAGATATGGGCTGCAAGAAGTATTGCAAAAGTATTTGATAAACTTGGTTTAGAATATTCTGTAACTGAAAAAACACAAGCGCCTTCTTTTACTAAAAATTTTTTATCTGAACACAGTCATCCTTTAGTACAAAAAATTGCACAAGCAAGAGAAATTAATAAAGCACACACAACATTTATTGATACTATTTTAAGATTCGAACATAAAGGTAGAATTCATGCTGATATAAATCAGATACGTTCTGATGCTGGTGGTACGGTAACCGGAAGATTCAGTTATAGTAATCCAAACTTACAGCAACTGCCAGCACGGAACAAGGATCTTGGACCTATGATACGATCATTATTCTTACCAGAAGAAAATCATACCTGGGGTTGTTTTGACTATTCACAACAAGAACCAAGACTAGTGGTACACTATGCAGCATTACATAAATTTCCATCAGTGTATGATGTTGTTGATGCATACAATGATAATACCAATACAGACTTCCATCAAACAGTTGCAGAGATGGCAGAGATACCAAGATCACAAGCTAAAACAATTAACTTAGGATTGTTTTATGGTATGGGTAAAACTAAATTACAAGCAGAGCTTGGTGTAACAAAAGAAAAAGCAGATGAACTATTTAATCAGTATCATGCAAGAGTACCTTTTGTTAAACACTTAATGAACAGTGCATCGAACAGAGCTCAAGCTCAAGGACAAATAAGAACGTTGCTAGGTAGATTGTGTAGGTTTCATTTATGGGAACCGAATATGTTTGGTATGCACAAAGCCATGCCTCATGAAGATGCACTCAGGGAACACGGACCAGGGATCAAGAGAGCTTATACTTACAAAGCCTTAAATAAATTAATTCAAGGTAGTGCTGCAGATATGACTAAGAAAGCTATGGTTGATTTATACAAAGAAGGAATTGTAGCTCATATACAAATTCATGATGAATTAGATTTATCAGTAGAGTCTGAAGATCATGCTAAAAAGATAATTGAAATTATGGAAAATGCTGTTAAACTAGAAGTCCCAAATAAAGTTGACTATGAGTCAGGTGAAAACTGGGGAGATATTTATGGATAACCCAAGGATTAAAGTATGGCCTACCTTAACGCGAATATACCACCTATTTATTGTAAAATTAGGACCGAGTATTTGTATGACATGGACATGGATAAAAAAGGTGAGCAAGACTGTGTTATCTTTGGTTTGGTCTCTATCTCGGGACGCGCTCTCTTATTTAATATCATGCTCCCCAACGGTGCGTGCTATTGGAGATTGCCTATCTCAGCGTTTTTCCAAAAATCGTATGACAGATCCAAAGTGCCAGATATGTCAGTTGACCAGTTGGAATTGTGGAACTGTTTTAGTTATTGGCCTAGCGTTCATTGCTTTGATTGGTTGGCTGGTATAGATGGGAAATACCTAGGAAAAGATAAAAAATTCTACCATGGTCAATACTTATTTACAGTTGACTGGGCCCATCCAGATACTAATATATTAAATGTTGAACATTCTGAAATTCCTCAAGAACATAAGTGTGCACACATACTGGCTCTTGATAATGGGAATTATGCAGCTCAGCCTAATAATCGTATTCTGTGGCATGTTAATTCATACACTACTGATAACAGCTGGCCTGACTATAAAGTACAAAACACGGTCTGGGATTGCGAAGGTTCGGACTGGGTTACAGAAGATACTGACAAAATGTTTTATGGAATAGAAAATAAGGAGGATAAATGAGAGATACAAAAACAATTGAATCTTTTTTAAAAAACAAAGAACAAAAAGAAAAACAAATGGAATTATTTAAAAATTTAAAAAAAGAAGTTAATGCTGGAGCAAATGGTACACAAAAATATGTGATTAAAGAGGGACCTAACAAAGGTAAAGTTGCAAGTAAATGATAGATAAATTTTTATATAAATTCTTTGAGACAATAGATATCTTTTTTGATAAAATAGATAATCTATTTAAGAAAAAGAGGAGACATAAAAATGAAAAAATGTAATCAATGTGAAAAAGAATTTAACCCTAAAGATGAACTAGATCAATTCTGTAGTCAGGATTGTAAAGAAGAGGCATTAGCTGAATTAGATTCTGGTTCAGATGAGTGCCTATCATGTCAATAAAAATCAACGAGAACACAAGTATCGGTCTTCCGTTAAGAAACTTAATAGGTTTGATCGCAGCCATAATTGTTGGCGCATGGTTTGCTTTTGGTGTGATTGAAAGACTCAATAGATTAGAAACTAAAAATCAATTGTTTGAAAAAGATTTACTTGAAGCAAGTAAACAAACTCCCATAGACCAGGAACAATTCATGCTTCTCGAACATATAGCAGAAGGATTAGAAAAATTAACTGAGAGAGTTGATGGTATGATGAACAACAGAGTTAATATTGAACGACTACAAATGGATGTAGAACGATTAAGAATTGATACAGAAAAATTGAAAGATAGTGTTAGAACTAATATTGGAAAATTAAATGGGAATCACTAATGCTACAAACAGTTATTGCACTTTGTTTATTTATAGGCGGTGAATTAGTAGAGCATCGTATTCAACCCGATATCTCCACATGCTTAAAGATGAAACGTGAAGCGAATAGAAATATGGATATGAATGATAAACGTTTTATGTGCGGGGAGGTAGAGGCTATGGTTGAAAAAAATATTGATGGTAGTATAACAATAGACAAGATTATAAAACCAAAATAATGAAATTAGATCAGCTTAGTAAACTTGCTAATAGACTTCGTAATAATTTATTAAATCCTTATGCAAAAGAAGTAAGAACACCTAAATATAAAAAACGTATTGTTGAGTCAAAAAAAGTATATAATAGAAAAAAATATAACAATGATGATTGGAGTGGAATAGTATGAATTTATCACGAAACTTTACTCTTCAAGAGTTAATCAAATCAGACACTGCTGTACGATTAGGGGTGGATAACAATCCTAATGCTAATCAAATTGAAAAATTAAAGTTACTGTGTGAAAATATTTTGCAACCAGTACGTGACCATTTTGGTCCAGTAACCGTTACTTCAGGCTTCAGGAGTCCAGACTTATGTCTAAAAATAGGTAGTTCAGTTAATTCACAACACACTAAAGCAGAAGCAGTTGACTTTGAATGTATGGGCAAAGACAATGCAGAGGTTGCGGATTGGGTTTATAAAAACCTTGATTACGATCAAATGATTTTAGAATACTATGTTCCAGGTGAACCTAATAGCGGGTGGGTACATTGTAGTTATGTATCTGAAAATCCACGTAAACAATTTTTAAGAGCGTATAAAGAAGATAAAAAAACAAAATATAAACCCATAATAGGAAAGGCAGTAGATCTCGTATGACGAAATT